GCAGGGTGTGGCGCCGCTTGATCAGCGTGTCGGTGTGCCGGTGCCGGCGATGCGCACGGGCCGGTGATGGGTAGGCCTCGCAGAGCGATCGGTACCAGCTGGGGTTGGTGGTGTCGGCGATGCGCACCAGGCGGTTGCCGTAGGGCGCCGGCACCAGGGCCACGCTCAGGCGGTTGGCCTCGAGCTCGTCGGCCATGGCGGCCGCCATCTCTCGCTGCTGGTAGGTCAGCACGCGACGGCCTCCTGCTGCCGCGCGGCAGCCTCGAAGCGGGCGACGAGGTCGGGGTCTGGCACGGGTGGCTGGTAGCCGGCCGGGATGTGCGGCGCCTGATTGTGGCGGATCTGGTCGACCAGCTGCTGGCCCAGTTCGGCGGCGGCGGTGGTCACCAGCTCCTGGCCGCGGCGCAGCAGCTCAGCGCGCTGGGCATCGGCCAGGCCGCTGCCCCTGGCTTGGCGGTAGGCGGCTCGCAGCAGCCAGGCCAGCCAGGCCGGATCGAGGCGGCGATAGGCTCGGACACGGTCACCAGTGGGCGTGGCGTCCACGCTGGTGAAGTCCTGGCCCATGGGGCCGGGGTTGATCTCGATCACCATGTCGCGGCTGACGTAGGCGGTCATGTGTCCATCGCCTCGTCGATGGCCATGACCTGCTCCAGGGTCAGCGCGAAGCGCTGGCCACGGGTGCCGCGGTAGCTGCAGATGTCGGCGGCGGCGGCCTTGATCCGCTGATCGCTCCAGCCGGGCCAGTGCTCGCGCAGCTCAGGCATCCCCCAGACCTTCGGCAGGGCAATGGTCATCAGCTTCATCAGCCGGCTGTGGATCTTGACCTCCTGCTGGCGCAGGTGGTGCTCCTGGGCCATGGCCCGGGTGTGGCGATCCAGTGCCGTGATCAGGGCGGCTACGTCAGCCATCAGACCACCCCCAGGGCGATCAGGGCTGCCAGCGCGACGAAAGCCCCACCGCAGGCCCATCGGGCGACGGCATCAGCCCGATGGTGTGGTGGCCTGCGGTGGGGTGCCTCCTGGGCCAGGATGCGGTTCACCCTGGCCACGTGATCGCGCTCGGCCGGGGTCATCGCTCGGCCCTCTGTCGGCAGGCGGCGATGATGTGGCCCAGCTCCTCCTGGATGGCGGACAGGCCCTCAGCCTGGCGGACGGCCTCATCGCGATCGATCCGGCCGTCGGCCAGGTCGGCGATGGCGGCCTGGATCGCGCCGCCCATCGAGCCGACCAACCCGGCCAGGTCCTTCTCGATCGCGGTAGCGGTCGGGCACTCGCCCAGCAGGTAGGCCACGATCGCCGCTCGCAGCTCGGGATGCTCGACGGCCAGGTCCAGGACCTCCTGGGCCCGCCAGTCCTCGATCGAGGCCTCGCGGCGGCTGATGGTGCTCGAGCACAGGCCCAGCTTGTCGGCCAGGGTGCGCTGGCTGTAGCTGAGGATCGTCGCCCTCAGCTCGGGGTTGATGCGCTGTCGCAGCGCGACGTGGCCGGCCGGGCGCATCATTCGAGCACCCCGTTGGTACAATCGGCGGCGCCGTGGTCGCTCTCAATGGCAGCCGAAAGATCAGACTGGCTGACGCCCAACGCCTCACACAAGGCAGGGTGGTGCTTCGGCCGAGGCTGGCTGCGGCCACTCTCCCAGTGATGAACGGCTACCTGGCTAACGCCAACGGCGGTGGCGAGGTCACTTTGATGCAGGCCGCGACTGCGGCGAGAATGCCTTACTAAGTCTGAGAGGTGGCCCATGGCCCAAGAGATAAGAAGTGGAAGTTATTCCGCAAGGGATAACTACCCGGACTCCTTGCCATTGGGTGGCAGCTTTTTGTATAATACCACCGTGTTTAGAATCGATCGAGACCGGCTTCGCGTGGCCATCGCCTCTAAGGGTTTATCCCAGCGTGAGTTAGCTCGGGTGGTTGGGATGCGGGAAACCTATCTTTCAAATATCCTCAATGGGCACAAGAGCGGTACGTCTTACGCCGCGGGGATAGCCAGGGCCCTGGGTGTGCCCATCGAAGACATCATTGACCAGGATGACATCGGGGCGGTTCCAGGCATCAGCCTGGACGGCTTGACCATCGACCAGCTCAATGCCATAGACCCTTCCAGGCTTCACCGCCTAGAGGAGGAGAACGCCGAATACACCACGGCAATCGATCAGAGTGCCGAAGAAATGGCGCGCTTGCACCGTGAGCTGGCCGAGGAGAAGGCCGCGCGGGTCCAGGAGAGGCGCAAGCTACGATCGGACTACAAGGACTTGCTTGACCGCTACGAGGGCGCCGTCATGCGGATTGCTCAGCTGCAGGAAGATCTGGCGGCGCTCCAAGGCGATGGAGTGGGTCAGAAACAGAGAGGCCACGCTGGTGGCGCAGGTGCTGGATGAGCCACTGGCATCGCGACCAAGCGCAATCCTCGGCATTCTTGAGGCTGGCGAATCGGGCCAGGTCTTCCGCGTTGTGTTGCGTCTCGGTCGGTTCCTGGCTGCCTGGCATCGGTGTTTCCCTCTGCGACGGCCCTCGTCGCGCTGCTACCAGCCTGCCCATATTGCTGGGTGGTGCAAACCGGCCCAGAACTCAGGGGATCCCCATGCCTAGATTGCCATGCCCGGCTGACGACCATCTTTTCGTCTATCGCGATGTCAACGGAGAAATCACACTCCGCTCGGTCTCCGACAGCGACTACGATGAGACCTACCTCTACGGCTGGTGCAGCCTGCGGAACGATGAGCGGAACTTCCGCCGCGATCGCATCCTCGAGGTGATCGTCGAGGGTGATGGCCAGCTTGAGCTGGCCTATCACAGGAAGGCGGCGGCGCGAGCCACTGGCGAATCCTATGGCACAGAGCGGCGCGTCAGGTCACAGCAGCGGCTGTCATTCTTTGACCAGCTCGTCCAGGATGTTCGGCGGATCGTGTTCTGGATCGTGGCCATTATTGGCATCGTTACGCTGCTCATCACGGCGGCCGCCGTCTATGTGGCGATCAAGGATCAGCGGTAGGTGGCCAGCGTCAGCTGGCACAGCTCAGGGCGCTGGATCGCCACCATACGCCCGGTTTTCCCGGGCCGGGACGGCAAGGGCCGAATCCGGCGGCGGTCGGTCAGGCTCAAGGGCCTGGGGCCTGATGATCGCGACCAGGCCCAGGCCACAGCCGACCACATGGAGCACCTGGCCCGGCTCTGCGAAGACGCGCCCAAGGCCACCACCATTGCCGAAGCTCGCGAGCTGAAAGCCATCAGCCCCGACCAGGCCGAGGCCCTGCTGGCTGGTGAGCTGGTGCCCGAGGCTGTCCCGCAGGAGGCGCCCAAGGCGGTCACCATCACCGACTGCTACCACCTCCATCTCAGCACCAGGCGGGCTGAGAAGTCCAGCCAGCGCGAGGCCGTGCGCCACCTGCGCGAGCTACACCGGTTTCTCGACTGGGCACAGCAGCAGCGCAAGGGCAGGGCCTTGACCAGCCCGGGCGAGGTGACCCTCGACCTGGTGATGGACTACGTCGACCACCTCAAGCGCCAGGGCCTGGCCTGGGACAGCCGCCGGCACTGCCTCGTGGCGATCCGCCGCGCCACCAACGCCGCGGCCGCATTCGGCCACACGTTGTTCGATCCGCTCTACAAGCAGCGCATCGACCCGAGGGGGCCCGACGAGTGGCCCCAGGTCGAGGTGTGGACGTGGGACGAGCTACGCGCGGCGATCGGGGGCACCTACACGGTGCAGCGGCGGGACCGCGTCTGGGGCAGCCGCAAGCACGGCAGGCAGGCCAGCGAGCGCGAGGAGCGGCGGCAGTTGGGCGCGCGCGAGTTGGCCGTCCTGGGCCTGGGTGGTTTCATGGGCCTGCGGCCCTCGGAAATCTGCGCAGTACAGGCTGCGGACATCGAGGGCGACATCCTCACGACCGGCCGCAAGACGCCGGCCAGCCGTCGCTGGCTGCCGATCCCGCCCACCGTGCGCGGGTGGCTCCAGCAGCTGGTCGATGAGCTCGATGGCGATGACGTGCCGCTGGTCCACGCCAAGCCAGTCAGCGCCAGGGGCGGCCGGGTGCCGTTCCAGGCCAACCCGTTCGCGACCTGGTGCCGCGGCTGGCTGCCGCAGGTCACCGGCCGCGAGCTGCCGCCCAAGGCCCTGCGCAAGAGCTTTGCCACCGGCCTTATCTGGGACGGCATCGAGGAGCGCCTGGTCGAGGCCTACCTCGGCCACGGCCCCAGCCGGCTGACAGCGGTGACGCTGCGGTCCTACCTGCAGGCGGCCAGGGCTCGCGAGTTGTGGCCGATTGCTGAACATGTAGAAGAACTCATCACCAACGGCCCCGCTGTCAGGGGTAGAACCGGCAGAAAATAAGACTTTTCCACAACCGGCCTTGGCGCAGCGGTTTACCGGCGGTTGAAAATCCGTGTGTCGGCAGTTCGAATCTGCCCGAGGCCACCACCTAAACCGCCGCAGGCACTACGCTTGCGGCGGTTTTGTTTTGGGGTGAAAAGTAGAACTCGGAGCGCGGTAAAAGCACGTAAACCCCTGCAAAATGGTTGCCAGAGTTCTACCTCTGTGATGTAGCGGGCTGCGACGTGGTGCGCGGTAAGTGCAGGCCAGACGGTAGGTTGGCGGATAGTTCTCGCATGGGGTAAACATCTGGTAAGATGGATGGCTGCAACCACTTAGGAGCCACCCATGCGACTTTTCCACATTCTTGCCGTGGTGACTTTCACCACATCCGCCCATGCCCTGGATCTGGGGGGCGATCCGGCGCCCTCGCACGGTCTGCGGCTGTCGATCCAGGTGCTGCCCGATGAGGCCGACGCCGATGTCTCGGGCCAGGTCAACGGCACCGCCAGCGGCGAGGCCTTCGATTCGGTCGACTCGGTCGACCTCGATCGCCACTACCGTCTCGCCGTCGGCTGGCACTACGCCCACCCGGTGACCGATCTGGTCGATCTGCAGCTGGGGGCGGGCATCACCCGCACGGCGGCCGACCAGGATACCGCCGGCGATTCGATCGACTACGATGGCCTGGGGCTCTACATCGAGCCTGGCATCGGCCTGCGGCTGCATGAGTCCTTCCGCCTTGAGGCTGCCCTGCTGATCGGCGGCGGCATCCTGCAGGCCGACTACGCCATCGATGACTTCCGCGCCAGCGGCAGCACCACCGACGGCAGCTATGCAGAGGTCGCGATCCTGGTGCGGCCGGTGCTGACGTGGGACGGGTTCGAGGTCTTCGGCGAGCTCGGCTGGATCGCCCAGGAGTACCAGGTCACCCTCGACGGCTCGCTCGGATCAGACGCCTACGATCTCGACTACGAACTTGATGTCGCCGGCCTGCTGGTCGGATTCGGCGGCGGGTACCGCTTCTAGGCCAGGTCCTCGATGGCGATGCGCAGGCGATCGGCCACGGCCCACAGGCCGGTTCGCTCGCCGCGCAGCCATTTGGTGAGGCTCTGCCGGTGGACGCGGATCAGGTCGGCGGCGTGCTGGATGCTGCCGGCCTGATCGACCAGGGCGCGCCATTGGTCGGGTGTCGGGGGGTCGCTGATCTCGATTGGCATGGGTCAGTCCTCGACCCGGCGGATGGTGGGCCGGTCTGCCACAGTCGGGTCATCAGCCGCCACCGGGATGGGCGGCAGCCAGCGCGGCCGTAGCTCACGCGCATCACCCCGACCATGCCAGTAGCCATGCCAGTGGGCTCGGCGGATGTGGGGCCGCGGCCGGCCGTTCCGATCAGCATCGGCAGTCTGCTCGCGGCCGCGTCGGATCTCGGCGCCGAGGCGATAGGCGACCTCCCAGACCTCGGGCGAGCGGGGCGGGTGGTCGCGGTGGCCGCGCTTGGTGCGCCGCGGCGGCTGGCGCTGACGGGGCGGGGCGGTGGCGGCGCTGCGCTGGCTCCAGAGCTCAGGGTCGGCCCCGAGGTAGAGCGCCAGGCTCAGGGCGCGGGCCCAGAGGCTGGCGACGCGCTCCCAGCGGTCGGGGCCCTGCAGCAGACCGGGGGTCATCGATTCGCCAGCGGCGATGGCATGCAGCAGGGCATCGCCCTGGGCATTGATCGCCTGCGGGATGGTGCGGCCATCGGGCAGCGGCAGGAGCGACAGGGTCAGCGCATCGCCGTGGTCCACGACCATGCGGGCCTCGTCGCCCTGCTCGCTGTGCCAGTCGAGGGTCAGCCAGAAGCCATGCACCGGCGGCAGGCCGTCGATGGCCAGCCAGTCGGGATCGGTCTCGACGTAGACGCACCACTCGGGCAGCCGGCGCAGGGCAGCGACCGGGATCTCGCCCGACAGCGGCGAGCATGCCAGGGCCATGCCCACGTCGGGGTCGAGGCGATAGATCCCCTGGGTGGGGCGCCAGGCAGCCAGGACCGACTGCAGAGCCACGGCGTGGGCCAGGTCGCTGCGGCCGGGCTGCGCCAGCTGGTGGCCCTGGCGGTCGAGCCACGCCACCAGCGCACCGTGCGGCAGATAGCAGTGGCGTGGCCAGTCGTAGCCGGGCAGGGCCATGGCTGCGGCCCGGCACTCGGCCCAGGTGGGCCAGGGCAGGGCATCGGGGCGCCGTGCGACGGCTGCGAGGTGGGCGAGGGTGCAGTGGGCCATCACCGCCGAGGCCCCCGCGCCACTACGGCGCGAGGGCTGGTCATAGCTGATCGGCAGGGCGTCAGAGTCCTGCGGCGCGCCGGATGGACCTAATTCCCCTGTCGGTGATGCTGTGGCAGGTCGTCCAATAGCCGGCGACGTCGTCCCAGGCCCTCACCGTTCCGTCAGTGGGGTCTACAGCTACGTCCTCTGTGGTTATCCGCTGCCCGAACACTCGCCCACGGTATCCCATCTGGGTGTGGTCGCTGAAGTGGGCGGTGACGCTGTCGGTGATGATGCTCATGGTCGTAGCTCCTGGCCAGAGTCGGTGGCCGTCCGTCGCCCAGGTGGGTAGGTGGTGGGGTGGGCGATCCCCTGTCGTGATGGTCTCAGTATATACCCATTGGGTATGGCGTCAACATTCTTTCCGCCGCCTGCGGCACCAGGTAGGGGGCCCGGGGACGGGGGAAAAGATGCCCGGCCCAGCGGCCGCTGGCCGCGGGCCGTGGCCTGGCGCGGGGCGCCAGGAGGGGAAGGCCGCCCTGGCTTCGCCAGGGCGCTTCGTCAGCTGGTCAGGAGGCTGATCGGGGGTCGGGGCGCTAGGGTGGCGCGCTGGGACGGATTGGGGGCTGTGGCAACGTTTCCGGCCATAGTCGCACCATGGCGCCACTCCCACATCACGGCCGTCAGGGGCCGGCTGTGGGCCTCAGCCGGGCAGCCTGCCCGGCAGGGTCGCCGAGCCGGCGGTGCATGCCTACCGCTGGCGCTGGGCCAGCAGGAACGACAGCCGCCGGCCCATCTCCTTGATCGACTTCCGCTTGCTGCGGTCGAAGCGATAGGCCAGGAACTCGGGGCTGTGCCGGATCACCCGGGCCAGCAGGTAGCGCGGCTTGACTTGGCGCAGGTCGCTCTTGTCCTGGCGGGCCTTGAGCTCGGCCGGGCTGTAGAGCGCGCCCACGATGCGCCGGTTCTTGGGGAAGCTGATTCTGACCAGGCTGCGATTCCCGCGCGGTGTGCTGTTCCTCTGGGCGCCGACGGGGATGGGCATAGATCCGACCGATGCACCCTGGCGCAGCCGCAGCTCGCCGCGGGCATCCACCTGCAGGTCTGGAATCGCGCCAGCCTTGAGGCGTGGCTGGCCTTTCATGCCGCCGCGCGCGGTGACAGACTGGTAGGGATACTGGCGCTTCATGGCGCGGATCACCCGGTCGCCCATGAGTTGCACCTCGCGGGCGACCTTTGGCCGCAACGCGGGGATGCGGATCGCCTTGGCGATATTCGCCAGGGCATCGTCGACGGTGTAGACCTCGAATCCTGCGGCGCCGCGGCGACGGGCCATCAGGCCGACTGGTCGATGCGGTTCACGGCGCCGGCCAGGTTGATCACGTCGGCCGTGCCGGCGAAGGCGTTGATCACCGCGCCGTTATCCAGCACCAGGTCGCGGTCCACCACCGTGACCATGGACTTGGCCGGGATCTCGATCACGCGTTGCTCGGCGGCGGTGGTGCCGCCGATCTCGAGGGTGAGGTCCACGGCCGAAGCGCTGATGTTGCTCGCGGTGATCGTCACCTCGTCGACGGTGTTGGCGGTGCTGGTGGCGGTGTGGACGGTGACCGACGCGCCGGTCGTGGTCCCGGTCACGGCGATCTGCTTGCCGTCGGTGCTGCCGCTGAGTTGGTGCTTGGTGATAGTGGGCATTTGTGTCCCTATGCGTTGAAGGTCTGGTGGATCAGGAGGTCATCCTGCAGCTCGGTCAGGCCGCCGAAGACCTCCGAGCGGATGACCGGGTGGTAGTCGTGGCCGTGCAGGTGGTCGTCGCGGTAGACCAGCACCGGCTCCATGTCGCTGCGGTAGGTGCCGGCCTCGTCGGTGGCGTAGATGTAGGCCCAGAAGGCCGACGGCTCGCTGCCAAAGGCGGCGACCATCTCGGCGTTGGTGATCGTGCGGGTGTTCGCGCCGGCGCTGGGGCTGGTGATGGTGAGGGTGTCGGCCACCGCCAGGGTGCCCAGCGCCACCAGGTCGACCTCGAAGCGCTCGATGGGTACCTCGCCCAGCTCGCCGGTGGTGGTCGCGGTCCACTCGACGGTGGCATCGTTGCCGGTGGTGAAGGCCGCTTGCAGCGCGCCGTCATGCGCCGGCAGCGGTGCGCGCTGGTGGCCGTCGTAGCGGTGATCGATCGGGCTGACGCTGGTCAGGTCCACCGCGCCGGCGGCGGTGTAGGGCTGGGGTTTGAGGTAGTACGTAGACCCCACGCTCAGCAGCGGGCTGACGTTGCTGACCAGGCTGGCCAGCGGGATGATGATCGCCGACTCGCCCACGGCGTGGGCCTTGGGGGTGGTGCCGTAGCGTCCGCGGCGCAAGGCGCCGAGCTGGTAGACGGTTTCGCTGATCGCGGTCACGCCGTCCACGAACAGGATCTCGCGGCCGATGATCACCAGCTGCTCGCCGGACTCAAAGCGCGAGCTGGCGCCGGTCAGGTCCAGCACGCCGTCGGCATCGCCACCGGTGACCAGGAACCGAGGGCCGGCGGTCACATTATCCCAGCTGCGCGGCAGGGTCTCGCAGAGCTGGCCGCCGAAGGCGTTGCCCGTGGCCCGGCCGATGTCGGCATAGCTGGCATCATCGTCGGACAGGTGGACGATCGCGCCCAGGATGTAGCTGTGCGCCGGCACCCGCGCGACGATCACCGCCAGGCCGGCCAGGCCGACGGACAGCTCGCGCGGGGTCTCCAGCCACTCGGCGGTCGGGTCCACAGCAGGCGCAGTGTCGGCCGGATCATCGGCGAAGGTCGGGTCATCCGCGTCGCTCAAGCCCTCGACGCGGTACGGGTCGGCCACCGCATCGATCACCACCACGCCGCGATCGGGGTCGTACTCGGTCGCCAGCACGCGCAGCACCTCGCCAGATGGCAGCGCGAACACATCGCCCGCCGCCAGGTAGGCAGCGCCGCGGGCAGCCTCCAGTCGCACGCCGGTGGCGCCGGCCAGGGCCTCGCGCTGGCGGCGCTCGATCACCTGGGCCGCCACCTGGTGATGGCAGACCGTCGCCAAGGGGATGCGCTGCTCGGTGCGGCGGCCGCCGGCGGCGTCGGGGTAGGCGTCGGCCTCGGCCACGCGGTCCTGCTCGGCGAAGGCGTTGGCGATGTTCTCGAAACTGTAGACCGCGCGGGCAACGGCCGCCTGGCTGGCGGCGATCGTGCGCTCGGTTGGCGTGCTGCTGGTCAGGCTGCTGGGCAGCGTGGGGACGGTGGACTCGGGCACCAGCAGGCGCGGGCTGATGCGGCCCTCCACCTCGGGGAAGGCAATGCCGCAGTCCTCCAGCACGCTGGCGACCATCTCGACCGCGGCCGTGCCATCGGCGGCGACCAGGTTGATAGCCAGATGCCGGTCGGCGCACGCCACGCCCAGGGCCTGGAACGCATCCAGGTCCAGGGTGGCCGGGTCAGCGCCGCAGCCCCAGGGCGGCGGGGCGGTCAGCAGGTGCCACAGCGCGTGGGCCGGATTCACGCCGACGTTGTCGGTCGCCACGCTGTAGTCATCGCCGCCGATCGTCGCGGTGCCGCCGCCATCCAGCCAGGCCGGCGAGCCGCCGAACGCCGGGTCGACGTGGACCTCGATCTCGTACTCGATGTTTGGCCACCGCGGCGTCAGGCCCAGCTTGCGGTCATTCCAGTGGACGTAGCAGATGCCCGGCCAGCGGCTGCTGATGCCGATCCGCTCGTCATCGCCCAGGGTGGTGTTGATCGGCTGGTCGCTCTCGCCCCAGTAGATGGTCAGGTCGTGATCGTCGGCGCTCACATCCGTGCCGCTGGGGTGGCTGGCGTTGCCCAGGGGGTCCACGCCGCCCGAGCCGTCGGACACGTAGACCGATCGCAGCGCGCAGGCCGGGCCCAGGCACAGCAGGTGCCAGGCCTCCTCGTAGTAGACGGTCTGCTCGGCGCTGCCGCCGCTCTTGCCGCCGCCTTTCTTGCCGCCGCCGCCGACCTGCTCCTGCTTGGTGCGGCGCTTGCCGACCCATCCGATCACCGGTCCCACCCGGCGGCGGCCCAGCACCAGTGGCACGTAGCTGCCGCGCTCGCTGAGCGTAGGCGGGGCGGTGTCCGTCTCGGGCTTGGGGCTCTTGGGGCTCAGGAACCGGCCCTTGATGTACTGCAGGCCGACCGCGGCCACCAGACCGATCCACGGCATCAGGCGGCCCCCTCGGCGAAGCGCTGCTCCCAGGTGTCGCGGTTGCGGGGCCGGTAGGCGTGCAGCACCGGAGCGCCAGGCGGCGGGCTGATGCGGCGCACGCGATCGCGGGCAGCAGCATGGTAGATGTGCGGCCGCGCGCCCACGATCGCCGCGTGGCCGGGCCCGCCGCCGGGGACGAAGGCCAGCACCAGCAGGTCGCCGGCCTCAACCTCGAGGGTGCCGTCGCCGGCCGGCGTCAGCTGGTCCACGCCATGCACACGGTGCAGCGCCGCCAGGGTGCCGGCCGCGTTCACCGCGCCGCCAGCATGGCTGCCGCTGTCCTGTGGCGCGCGCGGCACCTCGGTGCGCGTCCCGGCCAGGTCATCCCACACCGCGGCCACGAACTGCACGCAATCTACGCCCACGCCGCGCACGCGCTGCCCAGCGCGCCAGGGGGTCCCCAGCCAGCGATCGCAGGCGCGCACCACTAGACGGACCCGTAGCGCGGATCGCGGGCAGGGATCGCGAAGCCGCAGCCGCCGAACCTCGCCTCGTTGCTCCATCGGTCGCGGCATTGGCCGATCTCCTTGCTGCAGCCGGGCACCACCTCGACGGCCTGGCCGTCCCAGCTGCTGGGGGCGGGGCGGTCCAGGGTCATGGTGCTGCCGGTGGTGTAGGCCCTGATCGCGATCGACAGGCCACCGCGCCGGATGATGCCGCGGCGCCAGTAGCCGGTGGTCGCCGTGGTGGTCAGGCCGGTGAGGGTGACCGACAGGCCGCTGATTGAATCCACCGTGGCCGACTCGGTCAGGGCGGCCGTGTCCACGCCGCAGGCCGCATCGCCGAAGCGCCACGGGCAGGTGGTGGTGGCGCTGACGCCCAGCGGCCGATCCATCAGCGCGCCGCGCGGGCCGTGGATCTCAGCGCGCACCAGGCCGGGCTGGCCGCCGGGGTTGACGATCGTGCGCTGCAGGGTGCCACGGGCCAGGATGCGCTGGGTGGCGTCGGGGTCGTCGATCTCCACCTCGCTGATGATCACCGACACGGCCGGGAACGGCTCGGCGGTGGCGATGGTCGCCCACGGCTCCTGGGTTGCGCGCATGCGGACCTCGACCGGCTCCACCTCGCCGCGGCCGCTCTGCTCGCCCAGGTCCACCGACAGGCTCGGGTCGCTGGCGTAGGTGCCATCACCGGTGATGGCGATGGCGGTCGCCGCGCTGGTGTAGCGGTCGACCTGGTCGCCGGTGCCCAGGTCATAGGTCAGGGCCAGGCAGATGGCGGTGGGCGTCGATGCGTCGGTGATCGGCATGGTCTAGGCCCACATCTCATCGAGGAGGTCGCCCATCGCGGTCTCATCCAGGTACTCGCTGGTGGCCACGATACGGTGCCAACCGAAGAATCGCAGCGGGCTGGTGGCGATCTCTGAGGCCAGCAGGTCAAGGCGATCGGTGCCAATGCCGGTGTAACTGGTGGCCAACACACTCGGGCCGGAGCTACTACGCATCACGAACCGGGTCGGATCACTGGCGTTATCCGACTGGCTGATGGCGATCGCGAACCAGTCCTCAGGCTGGTAGCCGACCGGAAAATCACCGGGATAGTTCCAGAAGGCACGCGAGGCGGTCGAGTCCATCCGAGCCTGGACCCTCGCGTCATAGCGGTAGGGCTGCAGGAAGCCCTCGGCGGCGCTGCCGGTATCTCTCCACTCGACCTGGTTTGGCGGGTTGGACGCAGCGTTCCCGGTGCCGCTCTGCAGGCCGGCCTGGTAGAGAACGAAGGCTATGGTGTGTGCCTTGCTGTTCACGCCGCTGCCGAAGGCCGGCCCCTCGGCGCGCAGCAACCACGACTGCGAGTTCTGGCGGTTGGGCATCACCACGGCCGCGCGGCCCTGGTGGGTCGTGGACACGAACCCGGGCGAGTCGCTGCCGCTGACCGTCTCGACCAGGTCGTCGAGGTCCCAGGCGCTGCCGGCGGTGCCGCGATTGGGCCACACCTGGGTGGTGGGGTTGAAGTCGTCGGCGAGATAGTGCAGCTCGGCGTCGATCGTCTCCAACTCGGTCACGCAAGCATCATCCATTGCCAGCGGAGCGGCGGCGGTCTCGCCGGCGGTGGACGCCGGGGCGCTGAGGTCGTTGATGGTGATCGACCCTGCGGCGGTCACATCCACCAGGCCGGGGCGCATCACGCAGGTCTGATCGGTGAGCCAGGTCTCGCGCAGCACATCAGAAGAAAATCGACAGCGGTGGGCCACGGTCACGCGCCACACATCAGCCGCGGCGATGCTCGGCAGGTCATCGACCAGCAGCAGCTGGTCGGTGGTGGCGCCGCGGCTCACGCTGCTGATCTCGCGGATGTGGATCGTGCCGTCGGTCTCAATCACCGCCAGAAACGGCCGGCGGTCGTAGTCCAGGGTCTCGGCGGTGCGGGTCACCGTCACCGAGCTGATGCCCACGCTCGTGGCTTGGTAGGCGCTGACCGGCTCCACCCACCAGAAGCTGCGCAGGCTGCCGCGCGCGGCATCGAACAGGCCAGCCAGGGCCGCCCACTGGGCGCGGGTGGTGGCGGTGTACTCAAGGTCCCAGGCCCAGCGCGGGCGGCCGCTGGACCTGGTCGGCATGGTGGTGCGGCCTACCTCCAGTAGGTCGCCCTCGGCGCTGAGCTCGGCCGCGGCCTGTCCGGTGGTGCTGCGCAGGTCCAGGATAGGCAGGCTCTCATGCGTCTGCCAGGCCGCCGGCCAGGCATCCAGGTCGGCCAGGGGGTCCAGGGCCTGGGGGCCGTTCCATTCGGCGGCGGCCACCTCGGCATCGGCATGGCGATCGGTCAGCCACCCGGCGCCGCCAGCGAACGCCGGCTCGGCCTCGAGCAGTGGCACCACCAGGGTGCCGGCCGGCCAGTCGCCGCTGATCGCGGCCACGGTCAGCTCGGCGGCGGCCACCGCCGACACGGTCGCCAGCTCGAAGGCCGTCGATACCAGGCTCGACCGGCTCAGCAGCACCACCCGGGCGCCGGCGGTAAAGCGGCGGTCGGTGGTCACCACGGGCAGGGCGGTGTCGGTGGCAACCACCGCGCTGGTCAGCGGCACGGCATCCGGCCACAGTGGCACCAGGCGGCGGGCCTCGGCGGTGCGCTCAATCGCCACCCGCAGCTCGGCCACATCGGTGATCGACCAGGCCCGGGCCTGGTAGCGGATTGAGCGTAGGGGGCGATCGTACAGGCCGCGGCGGGTCTCGCTGCCATCGTCGGCGGTGAAGATCGACGTGCGCCAGCTGGTGGTGATCTCGATCGGCTGGCCCCAGTCGGGCCGGGCCAGGGCGTGGGGGGTCCAGACCTCGGTCGGGGTGCTCGGGGCGGTAGCGACGGCGGTCAGGGTGGACGGGCTCACAGTCACGACACCAGGCCCTTGAGCCGGCGGCGACCGCCGGGGGTGTCCAGCGCGCGGAAGATGCCCTCCAGGCCGTTGCGGGCGATCTCCTCGGCCTGGTGGTCGTTGACCGGCAGCAGGCCCACGGCCGCCGGGGCACCACCGCTGCTGGCCGGCACGCTGCCGCCCTCGTTGAAGCGCACCCGGGCGCTGGTGCTGGGCGCGCGGGCGCGGGCGCCGGCGCGGTTGAGGCGCCGTAGCGCATCGGCGCCGATCTGGTTGACGGCATCACGCCGCAGCACGAACTCGCCCGGGGTCAGCATCGCCGGCACGCTGTCGGCGTCAGGGCCGCCGCCGGGCACCAGGCCGCCGCGATTGAACGCCAGGCCGGCCAGGCCGGTCAGGCCGCCCACTGCGCCGCTGGCGGCCTGCTGGGCGGCCATGCGCGTGAAGTTGTCAATGATACTGCGGGCCATCGCGGCGAAGCTGGTCTGGGCGTCGTCGCTGCCGGTGATGATACTCTCGAAGAACCCGGCCAGCGGCTGCTCGGCGGTGCGCGCCAGGCGGTCGGTGGACTGCTGCAGGCCGTCGATCGATCCGGCCATGTCGTCCAGCTTGGGCGCGGCCACGTCGGCCGCCTCGCCGGCCTCGATCACTGGCGGGGCGATCTCGGGGATCTGAATCTGCTCGAACAGGGCGCGCACGTCAGGGGCGGCGGTGGCCTGGTCGGCGCGCTGCTCGGCTTCGGCCTCGCGGCGGGCCACAATCGCCTCGGCGCGGGTGGCGATCAGCTCCTCGCGGTAGGCCTGCAGCTGCGCCAGGTTGCCGCTGATGTCGTAAGCCTGGCTAATCCCGCCGCCGATCTGCTCTGCACCCATTGCGAGCTGGTCGCCAGCATCAGACCACGCCCCGGCCAAATCGTCGGCAGCCTCGCGGTTGGCCTGTAGGAGGCCGGCGCGAGTCCTGCTGACGTTGCGGATCCAGCCGTCGACCTGGTCGCCGAACGCCACGTCGATGCGGTGGGCCAGGTCGCGGGATGCCTGCAGGATGTCCTCGAGCTGGCGCAGTAGGAATGCCGTGAATCCGCGGGCCAGCTGGGCCAGGAAGGAGAACGCCGTACGGAAGCTGAGCACCACGGTCTTGCCCAGGCCGATCAGGATGTTGCCGAGGCCCTGGAAGTTGAGCGCCGTCGGTTCGATGAAGAAGATCTGGACGCCGCGGAATGCGATCTTGAAGCCGTCGACGATCGCGCCGATGGCATCGCCCACGGTCAGCTCGCCAGAGGCCAGCGAGCTGAACACCTGGCCGATCTGAGCCGCCAGGTTGGTGGCAGCGCTGCCGACCTCGGCCAGGGCGTCATCCAGCACGCCGGCCACGGCCAGCACGCCGGCCAGGCCGAGGGTGATCGGGGCGATGGCTGGGGCCACGGCCAGCAGGGCGCGCAGCATCGCCAGTTGGAACACCTTCGCCGCCACGGTCGCCGCAGCCAGCGCAGCACGCACGCCAACCAGCAGGCCGCCCAGCTGGGCGACCTGGGTCAGGATCTCGCGGTTGCGGTTGATCCACTCGCCCAGGAAGGTCGCCAGCTCGCCCAGTGCGCGCAGGAACGGCAGTAGAAACTGGTTGAGCTGGGCACCGATCGCCGCGCCGGTATCGACCAGCTGCGCGCGTAGGCCCTTGACGGTGTTCGCGAAGCTGTCGCTGGTTCTGGCGGCATCGCCCAGGGCATCGCTGGAACCCTCCACCAGCAGCTGCAGGCGTAGGAAGGCCTTTTGCTGCTCGGTCAGGTTGGCCGGGTCCAGGCCTTCGGTCAGGGCGCGCTGCTTGAGCGCGGCCTCGGTGATAACTATGCCATATTTACGGACGGTCTCAGAGCTGCCGGTCAGCGCGGCGGCAAAGTCGCGCACCACATCAGCATCGGACTTGTTCTGGAAGCTCGCGACATCCACCGCCAGGGTGGTCAAGGTCTTGCTCAGCTCGGCGGCCTGGTCGCGGGCAAAGCCCAGCGGTACAAACAGGTCCTGGAAGCCGGCCAAGGTCTCGGTCAGCTCCAGAACGCTGCGACTGGTGGCGCCGCTCAGCGTCTCGGCGAACTCCTGGCCACCGGCGGCCGCATCGCCAAACACCACACGGAACTTGTTGGCCAGCTCCTCGGCATCCTGGCCCAGCTGGCTGAGCTTGAAGCCGGCGAAGGCCACGCCCAGCGCGGTGAAGCGATTGGCGACCAGGTCCAAGGTGGGCGCCAGGTCGCGCTTGAGCTTGCGGTCCAGCCGGTTGATGCCCGAGTTGAGGCGGCCTAGCGGCTTGCTGAACTGATCGCGCAAGCGGACGAGGATCGAGACCTGATCGTCTGGCATGGTCGGCCCTCAATCTCCCGCCGCTCGGGTGAGCGTGCGCAGGTGGTCTTGCCAGGCCTTGCCGGCCTTGGCGTCGAAGCTGGCGGCGATGGTCAGCCGCCAGTCGGCCAGCTGATCGGCGCGCAGTGCGGCCTGGCGCCGGCCCTCGGCGTGGTACCAGCGCCAGACCTCGGGCATCGACCAGCCGCGATACGGTGGCCCACCCGGGAATGGCGGCCGGTCCTCTATGTCGGCGCGGCAGTGTCCGCCGGCGATGAGCTGGGCGAGGACATCGAGGAGGATTCGCTCGGCATCAGGCTGGTCAGGTCGGCCCCGGTGAACGTGCGCATCGCGCGCTTCGCCAGCGCGACGAACGGCTGGCGACGGGTAGGGTCCTCGAAGTTGAGCTCCAGCCAGGCATCGGCGATCGCCGCCGCATCCCACGCTGGTAGGTCGTCCAGGGTGACGCCATCGGGGGTGGTGGTGCAGGCGCGGACCAGGTCCCACAGGTCGGTGAGCGCCAGCTCGAAGATCAGCGGCAGCACCGCAGCCATGCTCAGCTCGCCACGCGGGCCGGCGATCTTGGCCAGGCGCGGGCCCAGGCTGCCGAGGGTGCGGGCGGCCTTGGCGAAGTGCCTCACGCCCAGCGGGTGAACGGTGACGCTGGCGTCGGTGGACAGGGTAACGGTCTGCGAATCGGTCGACATGGGTGGGTGGTCCGGCGGGTGGCTGGGTGGCTATGGGTGG